AATCATGGCAATAAGCGCAACAGATTATTCTATCGATCCAGCAAGATATACATATCACAAAGCAGTTCACTATTTGCGAGATCTAACTGGAAAACCTTCTTTCACCGCTTCTGAACGGTATGAAAAAGATACAGTATTTGGGGTTACCAGAGGTATACCACTCAATATTGGGTATACAATGTATGCTTGGACGATGCAAGTTGAAGATATGAATCAAATTTTGGAACAAATTGTCAATAAATTTAGTCCCATTGCATACATAAAGATAAGAGGAATTCTCTGGGAAGTTACAGTTAAGTTGGATTCGATTGCCAATAATCTTGAAACACAACCCGGAGAGTCTGCTTTAAGAGTGGTAAAATTTCAGTTTGGTATGACTGCTGAAACTTATGTTGGGCAACCAATTGTTAAGAATAAAGCAGTCCTTAAAACGAAAGTTGACTTTGTCAATTCACTTAATGAAGCAGAAATTACTGAGGTTATTAAGAGGCTAGAAGAATCTGTGAAAGGTTTGTCATGATAGAGATTACTAATAAGCAGAAATCAGTAATTCAGCTTATTGTACGGTCTAGGAGAGCATCAAATGCTTTCACAGTCATGGACATTCCGGGTGTCGGAAAAGAAAAAAATAAGATTGTTATTGAAGATGATAGATATACACAATATATAGATAGGGCCGAGAAAGCTGGTCTTATTAGTACAAGGGTTTTGAATGATTAATATGCATAGGAGATAAACATGGCTATTCTTAAAGGGTTTCCAGCATCTAATACAATAAGTCCATCGGTAAGAGTAACCGAAAAGGATTTGTCGTTTCTCGTCAACGAAACGCAACAAGCTGTTCGTATCGGGTTGGTTGGATTCGCTACCAAGGGTCCAATTAACACACCAACTTTAGTCACAAATATTGCTGATTTCAATACAAAGTTTGGATATCCTCATCCTACCGATGATAATCCTTGCTATTTGAACTACGCCGCTGCGATGGCTTTGCAAGTAACAAACCAATTGTTTGTGGTTCGTTGTGGTGAAACAAATCCAATTAATCCTTACTACGCATCTACAGCTACGGTTAATGTGCCTTCAGCCGGTGATGCAATCTCCATTGTTGGTGCTACTTCTATTCCAACGAACTATACAGTTAGCTTCCCCAGCGATACTTATTTTGCTTGGAGATTGAATGGTGTTCTAAGTAACAAAGTTCTTGTTCTGCCTAGTGATGCAAATAGAGCTTCTCCTAATACTGGAAGCGCATACACAGTTCAAGAAGTTGTTGACCATTTAAATGAACAACTTGATGGTCAGATTGACGGAATTGAATTTTTCCTTGAGACAACTACCGATACCCTAGGACAATACTATAATCTTGGTTTAAGAACTGTTTGGGCTTTCGGTCCCAATTCCTCTTTGGAAATTACAAGCTTCCAAAATAGCCTTTGTGGTGGAGCAGTAAGTTATTCAACAGTCGGCACAACTTATACTAATTCCAATAATGTTTTTGGTTTAGCTACTGCAAATACTAGCCCTAGTATTACTGGTACTGCTGATCGTTATCCTGCTAATGGTTATACCCCTATTGGTAATTATATTTTTGACACTTCAATTAGCAGCATGAATCTTCAAGTTGTTGTTGAAGGAACAGGAAATGTAAATTATGACGGTAAGATTCAAATCATTAATCTTAGCAATCTAAAAAACACCACTAAGAGTGCTACAGAAGTTGCTACTGAAATCAATACTCAGATTGCAAGCAATCCTAGTTTGTTCGGTGGTTTCGTTGCAAGTGCGACATCAGATCATGTCAAATTGTCTCATACTGCTTACGGTAGAGCAGCAAAAATCTTGGTTCGTTCACAAAGTACTTTGGCTACTGCCTTAGGACTTGATACAACAGCTGCTTATGATGGAGCTTCTACAAGTGGCACTACAAGCGATACCGGTGCTTCTGCTTATGGCATTCTAAGAGGTCCAGCCGCTAGTTCCACCGACTATACCTTCACCGTTACTGGCGATACCCCCGGTAGTGAAATCAACAATGTATTTGTTGTATGCACAACAGACACAAGTGGTGGTACATTCAATATGGATGTTTACATGAAGAATCCATTAACAAATGTTATTACACAAGTTGAGTCTTGGGGTAATCTAACCAAGAATACATCTTCACAGTACTATGTTGAAACATACATCAGCGCATTAAGTAATTACATTAATGTTGTTGACAACACCCTAATTGATGCCCCACCTGCAAATAGCCCAACATCTGGAACAGGTGTTCTTTATTTGGTTGGTGGAACTGATGGTATTCCTCCTGTAACTGAAGCAGAAGCTAGGGAAGACCTTTTGATTGGTAATCCTTTAAGTTTGAGCGGATTATATGCTTTCTCTGAGCCAGAACAAACTGATATTGATGTTTGTGCTGTACCCGGTGGTACATCAACAGCTATCATTCAAAGTTTGATTGATATGGTTTCTAATTATCGTCAGGATTGCATTGCAGTTATTGATCCACCAATGGGAATGACACCAACCGAAGTAATTCAATGGCAAAATGGCCAAAGTGATTTCAATAACATCAGGTTTGATAGTGATTTTGCAGCCCTTTACTGGCCATGGATTATCTATCGTGATTCATACAACGGTTTAGATGTTACCATTCCGCCAAGCTGCGGTGTAGTAACCGCTTTTGCTAGATCCGATAGCATTAGCTTCCCATGGTTTGCGCCTGCTGGTCTATCAAGAGGTATCATCCCCGGCGTTATTGGACTAGCTATGGATGCAACCCTTGGCGAAAAGGATGCCATGTATGGAAACGGTAACTGCATTAATCCAATCGTAAAATACATTGGAAATGATAACTATATGATATGGGGCCAAAAGACTCTTCAACGCACACCAAGCGCATTGGATCGTGTAAATGTTAGAAGAATGATGTTCTACATCGAAAAGCAAGTGAGAACATTGTCAAGAGGTCTATTGTTCGAACCCCACACTAACGAGTTGGAGCAGAAGTTCATCAATATTGCCAAGTCTATCCTACAGACAGTTAAGGCTAATAGTGGTGTTTATGACTATGTTATCAAGTGCGATGCGGAACTTAACCCCCCATCTGTCATTGATAGGAACGAATTGAGGGCACAGATTGGTGTTCAGCCAACAAGATCAGCCGAATTCATCTTTGTTGAATTCAGCTTGCATAGAACTGGAAGCTTCACCGAAAGTACTGCTATTGTTACATAATGATAATTTATAAGGAGAAACTAATATGGCCGTAAATATGGGTATTGGAAAGCTAGGCCTCACACAAGGCCTGCTTTTCAAGAGAAAATTTAGATGGACTTTCGCTGTTGATAACATCAACGGTGGAGCCAAGAGCGTACCCCCTGACTATGTCAAAGTTGCCTCAAGACCCAATGTAAGCTTTGAGGAAACTGAAATTAACTACCTTCACGGAAAGATGTATATTCCCGGTAAGGCCACATTTGAAAACATCACAGTAACATACTATGATGTTGCCCCCGTCCGTAGTGATACCATCCTTCACCTTTACGACTGGATTGGTAGTGTTTATGACTTCTTGAGTCCTGATAGAAACGGCGTTGATACCAGAGCTAACCCAAGAATGTCAACCAACGCAGAAGGCCCAGGTGGCTATGCTGCTCTTGGTACGCTAACCATGCTTGATGGTGGTGGTTTGGCTCTTGAAGCTTGGCAGCTATTTAGCTGCTGGCCTCAATCAGTCAACTTCGGTGATTTGGATTATTCCAGCAACGAAGAATCTACTTTAGAGTTGACACTTAGATATCAATTCGCCAAGTGGAACAACTATTGCGGAGCCCAGCCAAATCCCGGCTTCTCCCCCGGTTGCGGACGCTAATTTAATCTTCTTTGGAAACGAGTTCTTCTATTTTTACAGTAGAAGAACTCGTTTATTTATATCATGGCTATATTTCCACAAATTCAAATGGGGATTGCTAATCCCAACTTATGCTTCAAAAGACAGATGCGATATGCCTTTTTAATAGAGGGTGTATCTATGTTTGGCGGTTTAAATTCATTAATTTGTCATAAGGCGCAAAGGCCTAATTTGAGTTTTAAAGAAATGAATTTTGAACATTTAAC